CCCCAAATGGAATCCGCAACTCCAAATTTCCAATCATAATGTTCAAATAAGGCATAATTTGTAAAATCGTAAACTGCATAAATGGATAAACCATACATAAATGCTTGCTTGTAGGATGAAGTTTCTAGAAGCATGTATGCTAGGAAAAAATAGACAATGGCTGCACTAATAATGCGAAACTTAATGGGCTGTCCTTGAATACGCTCAGTCATGCTACGGGCAAAAATACCACCAGTTAAAAGCCAGAACATATCTACGAAGATCATTACCGCAATGGTTTTTAAAAGCATAACATAATCCATTTTCTACTTAGTGTGTTTAATAAAAATGGAAGAGACGATAAATATAAGTAGAGAAGATGGAGACATCTACCATTCAGATTGAAGCCTTTAATAATAATTTGCATGGGTGCCGTATTTTAATACAAGGTCCATTTGCAACCAAGAAATATCCACCGATGTTGGAATATGTGCAGAAGTTGAGAGAGCCGTTCAAGAAACGCATTTTGATTACGAACATGGCGATTTCACTCAGTAAATACATGCCAATGCAGGTGGATGCGAGCTTTCAAGCGAAGGATACGGCAGACTGGACCCTGATTTTAACGTACATGACATATGCTCCAAAACCACTTCTCATTATTGCGGAGGACATTCCGATTCCAGATGGAGTATGGCAGAAGTTGAGTAGAACCATGACGTTTGTACATATTGCTTCTCAACCAGTGGCGCAGCTTCGTCCGTATGAAGCGATTTTCTTTGCGCCGATGGAAGAATTGGGTTCTACCTATGGGGAGTATGTGTACAAAGCACTTCAGTCCGTATACAAAGCGACATATTCGCAGAAGGAACACAAAGAGATTTTGCAAGAGTTAAGAATTGCGGGTGCGGGAATTGCGTGGTCCAGAGAGGAACAGGATCCGAAGGGAGCGATGTATTGGTATGATCCAATTCAGCATCAAGGCGATCGTTTATCGGATAAACAATTGTCTGAATTATTTGGCTATTTGTCTGATCAGTTTCAATCATAGATTGTTGCTAAGATTTACATGAGTAATAGGTACTCCCTTATGAAATAATTGTGGAAGACTTTTGGAAGATTTTAACGTGCGATTCTTATTTGAAGTATGATTCATGAATAAGTGGTTTCTGGAGGCAACATTGGCACGAAGAGCCATTTTATTCATAGATGCATTCGCTGCAATTTCTTGCTGTATGATATTATCTTCAAGTGCTTTTAATGCAGCATTACGTTGTTGATTAGCTTCTTTTTTCTTAAGAGAGGCAGTATTTTTTATTCCTTGTAGTTCAGAACGTATGGTAGCATTATTTCCTTGATTATTTAGCATGGAAAGATATGTATTTTTATTTTGTATTTCTTTTTGTATAATGGCTTCATACTCCTGCTGATGACGATTCAGAATCGCCTGCCGTTTTTGTGTGATATTACGCATGATAGCGGCAGAATGATTTGCAGCTTTTTGTGCATTTGCAATCAAGTTAAAGCGTTTTTTTGCGATTTGTTCTGCAATAATAGGAGATACACGCCCACCGTAATGTCGTTTACGTGTTTTATGTTTACTTATTTTATGTTTTTTATAGTACATAGGATAAACCTATCTACTATAAAAAGGAATTTGATTTAGGATTAGTGACGACGGGCTCTTGTTTTGCGGCGTCTGCCACCTTGTGTAGAACGAAATGGGGGTGCATTGGCACGAAGTGTAGATCGTGATGCAGGAACAAATGCGGGAGCATTAGGATTCAATGGAACCAATTTCTGATTGGCAGCCATTCGTGCAGCATTGCGAACAGCAGCAGATTGTGAGTTGGCAGTTTGAGCTAATTGATTGGCTTGTTGAACAACTGTTGCAGCGGATTGAGCCAATTCATTGGCTTTCTTCTCTGCTTCAGCAGCAGCGGCCTGCGTCTCTTCCAGTTTTGATGCTGCATTTTTAGCCGCATCTTGAGCGGCCTCTGCTTTGTCAGCGGCATCTCTTGCTGCAGCGGATGCGGCAGCGGCAGCCTCCTGCGATTGTTTGGCGGTAGCCTGTGCCGCAGCATTGGCTTGTTCTGCACTGGCTTTTACTCCTTGTGCTTGTTGAAAGGCAGCTTGTAGTGGTGCAATTTTTGCTCGTTCCTCTTGCGATTTCTTTTCAGCGCCGTCTGCATCTTTCATGGCCTGGACAGCTTTTTTGGCAGCTTCTGCAGCATTAGTAGTGGGTTGAATCAATGCATTACGAGCATCCGCTATTTTTGTAATGCTGTTCAAATTAAATGCACCGCCTCGTTTGCGATCTCGTCGTGTTTTACGCCGATCACGGCGTTTATTCTTACGAGTTCGTCGTGCCATATCTATTGTATTATGGTATTTTATACTATAATGAATGAGATAATAATGAAAAGGATGCCGTATGGGTTCATCAGAGATATGTATGGCGGGGTATTAGCGAAACATGCCGAATCCCTTAAAAGTAGGGGATGTGTTAGCGAAACATGCAAAATCTCTTAAAAGTAGGGGGTGTGTTAGCGGAGCATGCAGAATCTCTTAAAAAGGGGGGTGTGTTAGCGGAGCATGCAGAATCTCCACTTAGCAGGATCCACGACGGCTCTTGCGGCGTGTGCGGCGTTCACGACGGCGTCCACCGACCTTTGGGGCGGCGGATCCAGCGGGAGCAGCGGAGCCAACAGCGGGAGCAGCCGAGCCAGCGGGGGCCGCAACTGGTTTGCCCATGAGTGTATCAACGGCCGCACCCAAATTGTCCAATGGGCCTCCACCGTGTTTGCGTCCGTGACGCTTAGTCTTCTTGGCCATGGACTTGCTCATGAGCTTGAAGGTGCCTTTTTTGGCAATAAATCCTAGAGCTCGAAGGTGCTTGATCGCTTTTTTTCCTGCGGCGTGCTTCTTGCGGGAGATGATACGACCTTTATGCTTCATAAGCATTTTTTTAGTAAGACCCCCTGTTGTCTTTAGACAGGATCCATGGAATACCTCTGCCTTTGATCCAAATGTCTTCGCAAAGCCATGTTTCTTTGTTCCAGCCATTGTGTTCTACTAAATACTTTTTAAAAAAATTGAAGCTGTACATTTTATGCCGTAAGATTTACATCACATAAACAAATTATATACTTTTAAAAATTTGAATTTATTTTAATTTTTATAAATAGCAGAATGCCTATAAAGTGTATTGAACCAGGATGTACTATTACATCATCTTTTAATTACAAAGGTGAAAAAACAAAACTATATTGTAGTACTCATAAGAAAGAGGGAATGATTAGTATTAGAGCGAATTGCATTGTAATTAACTGTACTAAACAACCATCCTATAATCTAAAAGGAGAGAAACGTGCTGCATATTGTGCAACTCATAAATTACCTGATATGGTTCCAGTTGGAACTAATATTTGTCGTCATCCAGATTGTTATAAACATCCAATTTATAATGTAGAGGGTACAAGATGTAGACCATCGCCCCCTTGTCTTTATTCGTTTTAATCCAGATGAATATACAACATCAACCGAATCAATTAAATCGTGCTGGGGATACAATACAACAGGGTTATGTGTTGTAAAAAAATCTGCAAAAAAAGAATGGGATGAACGATTGTATGCTCTTTCTAAACAAATTCAATATTGGTATGAGAATCGCACAGATAAAACCGTTGAAGTTGTACAATTATTTTATAATACTAATTAAAAAGTATAATCCTTTAGAAACTTTTCTGTCTCAGCATAATATGCTTCATAATCATCTGTTATACGATTCTCTGTAGTTGAATATTTATTTACATGTTGTCTAACAATAATTTCTTTTGGAATAAGTTGTATATAGGATTGATTATATTTAATATGCATATCAATAAGATAGCAATCCGTAAATGCATGTATATTATATTTAATAAAATCTGTGTTATAAATCATGAATCCTGCACTTCTTGATTTATCAACACGATATAAAAAATCATTGTAGACGCTTAGTACAGGATTATCAAAATTCAAAAAATGATCCAAGGATATAAAATCCCAGCAGTCAGAGGTTATAATAAATTCTTTTATCTTGGGCCAAATTGTATCAAATCCTTCTAGTTTATATATATCATCTTCAATAATAATGATATAAGGCAATTGATAGTCGCTATTAATAATAGTGTTCAAAATAGATATATTTGTATCGTATAATGCCTTTGCGCCACCTACACCATTTTGTTTTCCATCAATTGCAGAAATACGTTGTATGTCTAGCACACCTTTAAATTCATTTTTAATAGTATGATAGCGGTCTATCTCCGTATCTAAATTAATACAATATGCAAGCAATTCACTCATTTATATACCTATAGAGATTTTGAATACAAATAAAACATAAAAATTGAAAATAATACATCCGTAAACAATAATCACCCCAAAAAATGGACGTAGACGAGCTTCCAGATGAACTAATTCCCACTGCCTTATCCCAGAAGGGCGCTTTTAACAATTTTACGATGCTCAAGCTGCTTCGTCGTGAAATTACCTTTATCATAAAGCACGGTATTCAACCAGTAGATGAATGGTATGAAGAGCGCAGTGAACATGTATATCATTACTGTAACATTAATTGGTTTGCATTACAAAATAAATTCCAAGGCAAAGATAATGCAATCTATATGGCCGCCAAAATTATTGAAGATCTTCTTAATACATTAATGGAAGAACTCAGCGTCTCTGTACAATTCACGCTCCTAAGATATTACAAGATGATAGAAGAGATCTATCATGTTTGGAATTATTACAGTGAATTATATGTGGGAGACGAAGAAGACGACAACATAGTGGATTTGATTGAAAGCATGACGCATTTGTAAACGAATCCATTTATTTTTTTAGGTTTAGGCTGTTTAATACGTTATCACGTAAGGGCCTAAACCATACACACATTAATAAAGTAGACAATAAACAAAAATTGAAATCAAAAATAATGTTTAAAAAAAGTACCCACATGACTATTAAATATACTAAGAATGATAATGGAGATTTTGTATGCCCTGACTGTGGTATAATAAAAAAACGCCAGAATTCCATGCATTATCATATGAAGAAACATATGGAAGAACTTAAACATGTATGTCAGGAATGTAAAAAAGGATTTCTTCAAAAACAGACATTAGATCTTCATATGAAATCCAAGCATAGTGAATTAATTGATGATTCAGAAAAGAAATTTAAATGTCCATTTGATAACTGTGAATTTATAGCGCTTACCAAAGGAAATTGTATCATTCATTGTTTGAGGTCGCATTGTCAGGAAGAAATCAAACAAATCATGGAGGTAAGTAAGGAAACAAAAACAATTTCCTGCACAAGTTGCGAAAAAACATTTTCCTCAAGTTGTGGATTTTATTATCATGCAAAAGGATGTGTACAATTTAAGGATGAGGATAAATTAGAGATGCTACAAGAGATATTATAATATTTCAGTATACTAATTATTTTTTTTAGATGTTTTTCTTCTTCCACCGAATGTAGAAAGGTGCTTATGAATATTAGAAGGCAGCTTCTTATTAAGAGACATGGTAATATCTGCATAGAGCCGATTAATTTCTTTTTTCTCTTCTTCTTCCATGTATTCTCGGTACTGATCATGCATGATAATGATTCGTTCTTTTGTTGTTTTATCAGATGTATCCTTTAGTAATGCAAACATAGAATAAACAAAGAAAGAGATAAGATAGCGTTTCTCTTTAGGACTGTAACGACTTGCTTTAATATATTCTACTGCTTGATGCAGTGTATCCCACTTCTGCATAAATGGATGGTCCATAAAATAAGCAATCATATCATCCTTCTCAGCGTACTGCCCCCTATCCATCATAGATTTGTCCATTAATAAGGCAGTAATAATTGCCATAAAATGATTAGCAGCTGGATTGGCACCACGATCTTGAATGAGATAGCGTATGATGCTCATGTCATTGGTATCGTGAGCAGCAAACTGCAATGCTTTATTTACTGTATCGTATGGTTGAGATTCACGAGTACCTGATATTCGTATACGTACATTTTTAAATAATCGGTGAGATAAGAGTGTATCCAAAATGACAATGGACATGGGTTGACGGTTGTCACCTGGTTCTGTATTATTTACAGCGGCAATAAGAGCCTGTTCAACAGTAGACACGGTTAGTCTATTTTTAGGATAACCACCTCCATAATCTCCTGGTCTCGTAGCGATTTTCTCTAAAATCGTATTGATCCAATGACGTGTATCTTCTACAGTAGACCCACGTGTATCACGAATAACATCTAGTAACTGATCTTCCACAGTATAATGTGGAGGTCCACGATGTTCATTATTGAAATTTCCAACCTGAAAATTCTCATAATTTGTGATTGTATTTTGAACATTGGAGGGATGAAGACTTCTAATAGTATTCGTGCTTGTATTGATACGTTTATGATGATTGTTCTCGTTAGAGGTATTCTTACGAGTGCGACTGCGAGAAGCCCGTTGTTTTAGACTTTTCTGCTTTGCTCTTCGTTCAAGACGTTGTTGGTGCCGTTCTGGAGGAAGATTCCGCCGTAGTATCGGCGGAACCTGTGATAGTTCATAGGAACTATTAGAAGAAATGCTCATCTAATAATTATTCAATAAAAATAATAAGTAGATAGTAAATCTATTTATTATTTTGTTAAAGAGAAGGGAATGTATTTTGTTCGTTCCTCTCTTGCTTCTGCTGCATGCATTATGAGTTCCTCTCTGGATTTTTTTACAATACATGATGTTGTCTGTTTATGACCGAATACATCACATATTTCACAGAAGCAATTACTATTTACTTTTTCTAATATGCCGCAGTGGGGACATCCAACCGCATTGACAGATTTCGCCCAGGTGCGATAACAGCGTTCATGTACTTGATGACCGCATGGTAATTCATAACGATTCCATAAATGTGTTTCACCGTCAAAACAAATAGCGGATTCAGCAATCAAACAAATATTACATCTCCACACATGTGGATTTATAATTGGTTTTACATAGTGTATGCATTCATTACATTCGTCGTCTGCATAATAGTGCGACATGATGCCTTTATTTTATGTAAATAATTTATTCAATTTTTATTAAGATTTTTGGGTACTTTTTTTACACCTTTTGCCAATTAAAACGCCGACTTGTCGGCGTTTTATCAGGCGCAATGCGTTCCGCCTTTGGGCATTTTCAATGTCCAAAGGTGTAAAAAGTACCTATTTGTTTGGCTCAGGATGTGCATCCAGCATTCGTATGAGAGAGAAGAGGTGATAGCCAACAAGTGCAAAAGATAGCATCAGCAATAATTCATAATACATACGTGGTGTCTCTTTCTTGTGGTAACCGATGTAGATGAGAAGGGGTGCGACAAGAACAACATGAATCATATTTACCCATGAGTAGGAGGTATTGCTACGAAGACGTGTAATGAGTCGGAAGGAGTGGAATCCTAGTACAATAATGCCGATTACAAAGAGACTTTGAAAGAGCCAATCGGGTGTGGATGCCCGTTGAAATCCGATGAAGAGAAGAAAGGGGGCGAGAACGCATAGGTGAAAGAGCGATAAGATGAAGTGTTGATCCATTGGCTTTTTCACAAGTAATGAAAAAAGTGCGCAAAAATCTAGATAGAGATTAGATTTTATTATAAGTGATTTATATTTCATAAATATCTGGATTTTTGCGGGCTTTTTTTTAAAAAGCCCATGGATTTTTGGGGGCTTTTTTTATTACTTGTGAAAAAGCCCTTAGAAGGAATGTGTATTCACATTCACACTACATTCCGTAAATCCATTATTATTAAATGCATCACTTACCACATCCAGCTTATTAGAGAGTCCATATCCATTTTTACTAATAGTTAATTGACTATCTACTACAACAGGTCCAACACGTGAATTTCCTGCAATGCCAAATACAGCAATAGAAAAGGTATTATTTCCAGATAAGCTTCCATACCATGTCATTCCATCGTATGAATATCCAATAGTAAAGATGGATGGATTGCCAATTACTCCTGAGCCACCCACTACCCATTGTATTCCATTCCATGCAACTGTATTTCCTTGAATGGAGAGAATGGTATTTCCGTTAGAAGATGCGCTCCATGTTTTACCGTTTAGAGAATACATAATCGTATTGGTTCCTTGGCCAACGGCAACCCATAGCTGACCATTCCACGCAATACCATTTCCTGATATAGTAAATGCGGTAACTCCAAGTCCCGTCCATATTTTACCATCTAATGACCATGCAATCGTATTGGTTCCTTTGCCAACGGCCACCCATGTATTACCATTCCATGCAAGACCATTACCTTGTGATGAAAAAATAGATGTACCAACACCTGTCCAATTCATTCCATCAGTAGACCAGGCAATGGTATTGGGTCCCTGTCCAAGTGCAACCCATAAGGATCCGCTCCAAGCGATCGCATATGCTGCAGTAAAAATAGACGTTCCATTTACTGATGGAACCCAGTTAACACCATCATAGGATGACATAATAGATGTTGTTCCTTGACCTACTGCAACCCATATAGAACCATTCCATGCAATACCATTACCAGATACTGTAAAAATAGCACTACCGCTGGTAGAAATAGTCCAATTGGTTCCATCTAATGAATAGGCAACAGTAACAGGTAGTCCAGTAGAGGGGCTAAATCCTTGACCAACTGCAACCCATGATCGACCGTTCCATGCAGCACCATTTCCTTGAGCAGAAAATATATTAGTCCCTAGACCAGTCCAATTGATTCCATCAGGTGAATAGGCCAGCGTATTAATAATAACATTATTGCCAGTAATAGATTGAAATCCCTGACCACATGCAATCATGGGATGTTGAATGGTAACTCCACCAAGACCCGCATTCCATGCAAGTGTTTCCCCCATTGTAAAAATAGGAGATGGTGTAGCAGTCCATGTAATACCGTCATATGATGTTGCAAAGGTAGTTCCTCCTGATCCTGTTGCAATCCAACGGTCACCATTCCATGTAACTCCATTTCCACCACCCAAGGAGGTAAATGTGACATTCTGTGTCCATATGATCCCATCATAAGAATAGGCGATGGTATGATCCCCATTACCAACTGCAACCCACATATACCCATTCCATTCAACAGCATTACCAGATGCAGTCCCTGCTCCGTTACTAAATATATTTCCTAATCCAGTCCAATTAATACCATCCGATGAATAGGCTAATGTGTTACCGCCTTGACCTGCGGCCACAAATCGTGTACCGTTCCATGCAACACCATATCCTAATGTAGTAAAAATATTATTTCCTAGACCAGTCCAATTGATTCCATCTGCGGAATAGGCAATAGTATTTGTATCACCTTGGCCGACAGCTACCCACCGTGAACCATTCCATATTACATCCCAGGTTTGGTTATTAAAGATAGTTGATCCGATACCTGTCCATGTATAGGTATCATATGAATACGCAAGTGTATTGTACACAATATCTCCTGTTTTACATACGCCACCACCAACCCACATGTACCCATTCCATGCAACAGTATTTCCTGTACTTGTAAACGTGGAATTTCCCAGACCCGCCCAATTCATTCCATCAGATGAATACGCAAGTGTATTTGCACCATTGCCAGCAGCAAGCCATTTAGAACCATTCCATGCAATACCATACGCTGTACTCGTAAAAAGATTGTTTCTAACGGGATTCCATATTGCCCCATCGTATGAATAGGCAATGGTACTGTAACCATTTCCAACTGCAACAGTAAGACTTTGAGGAAAGGTAATGGTATTAGATCTTCTTGCATTATATGCGGCTGCTAATCCAATTCCATTTGTAAAGATATTGGATCCTAATCCAGTCCATGTAATTCCATCCAGTGATGTAGCCATTTGATTGATGGTGCCAGTTGTACCTGATTGACCAGTAGCTATCCATCGTGTTCCACCCCATGTTACACCATATCCACCTAATGTAAATATGGTACTACGTAGACCTGTCCATGTAACTCCATCTTCAGAATAGGCAAGTGTATTAGTACCTGTGCCAACTGCAACAAAACGGTCGCCATTCCATGCTACACTTCTTCCTACACTTGTAAACGTAGTACTTCCAATTCCTCTCCATGATTTACCATCCAATGACCATGCGATAGTGTTATGATTTGCGGTTGCAGTTCCTGTAGTACCGACTGCAACCCAGCGTATTCCATTCCATGCTACACCTTGACCAGAACTAAAAATATTACCAGCAGCTGCACCACTTGACCATGTGATACCGTCATAGGAATAGGCAAGTACACTTCCACCTGTTCCTGCTACTCCTGCTGCAACAAATTGTGAACCATTATATGCAATCGCATTTACATTGGATGAGATAACTGCATTACCAGTTCCTACCCAGTTGATGCCATCATAGGAATAGCCAAATGTATTAGGACCTTTTCCTCCTGCTACCCATTTTTTACCATCCCATACAATGGCAGATACACTACTGGTAAAGACAGATGCACCTAATCCATTCCATGTAATCCCATCGCTAGACCATGCAAGTGTATTTGTTCCATATTGTATTGGTAAACTTGTGATTGGATCTATTCCTGTGCTAATGGAACCACCTGCTAGCCATTGGGAACCATTCCATGCGATAGCAGTTCCACCTGTTCCTGTGCCACCTACTCCAAATGGTGTATATCCTAAACCTGTCCAATTAATACCATCATGTGAAAAAGCGATGGTATTCGCAACATTTACGCCTGTTCCTACTGCTACCCAGCGATTCTGTATACTTTGGCCAAAGGTATAGGTTTGTGTATAGTCTGGTACATCATCTAAATTTGCTGCGATATCATTGGTTCGTATGTACAAATTATTTAGTGAATTAATAGTCTGTTTATTTAGTGTTTGTGTATTAATAGAATAATTCAATAATTCATTATTGACAGAAATAGTAGATGCACAGAGATTTCCATTAATATCTAATGAATATTTTGGATATGGATTATTGATTCCTATCATTCCATTACTGCTAACAACCATACTGGATGTATTTGTCCCACCTTGAATAAAGAGAGAGTTTGTTCCAACAATAAGCAGGGTAGAAATGGTGGAACCATACATGGTAGAAAATTGGATAGAACTTGCAGAAAGACTAGAAATAGATGCAGTGGAAGCGGATAATTGTGAAGTAAAAATAGTACTACCTGATAATGTTACAAATGTGAGTGAACTAATAAATTGACTTCCAACACTAATACTTGATGTAGTCAATGTGGAAGTATTGATAACATTGGATGTAATGGATTGACCAGTCATACTAGAGAAATTTAATTTAAGTGTATTAGAAATATTACTGCTGACAGTACTAACATATAGTGTAGAACCTATATAGGCACTTGCTGTAATACGAAGTGTACTTGTAGTAATACTAGATGCAGTAAGATTCACAGGGAAAAAACTAGTTGCAAATAAAGAAGATGTTTGTAGTGTCAAACTTGAAATTGCATTGCTTACAATAGTGCTTCCAATAGAAGTAGAAAATTGTAGTTGATTAACATAGAGTTGATTGGTGCTTAACCAGTTTACTGCAATGGTAGAGCCAACTATTAGGGAAGATGTTACACTTGCAACTGCAGATGAAATACTACTTCCTGTAAGGGTAGAATAGAATCCAGCACCCATTGTTATGGTACTACCAGTCATAGTAGAATAGTTGAGTTGACTGGTAGATATTGTCATTGTGCTTAACATGGTTGTATTAATAGTGGATCCAACCATAAGAGAGGAATAGATAGCAGCGGTGCCACTAGTAATACTACTTCCAACCATACTAGAATAAAAAAGGGAGCCAACTCCAATGGTACTGCCAATCATAGTAGAATAGTTTAGCTGACTAGTATATAATAGATTGCTGCTTACAACATTGGATGCAATAGTAGAACCCACTACTAAGGATGATATCACCGTTTCAGATCCTGTAATAATACTACTTCCCACTAATGTAGAATATAATAAGGATCCAGTAGTAATGGTGCTGCCGACTAAGGTAGAATAGTTCAGATTATTTGTAGTAATTGTATTGCTGCTGACATTAGTAACAGATAGGGTGGATCCAATGATTGCACTGGAAATAATATTTAGACTTTGTGCAACAATACTACTTCCCATTAAAGTAGAATAATTTAGAGCAGTAACACTAATGCTGCTTCCAATTAAGCTGGAATAAAGACCATTATTCACACTAATAGTACTTCCTAGAAGGGAGGATACAGTAAGCAGCCCTGCATTTATACTTGTAGTGGAAATGCTGCTACCCATCAATGAAACATATGTCATATTCACAGCAGTAATAGAAGATGCATTAAGTGTGGAAGTAACCACAAAATTATCAACCATGGTACTTGTCATAGAAGTAGATATATTAAATTGTGAAACAGTAATGCTATTTGCAATAATAGATGAAATAGTAGCAGTATTTCCTACAATTGTATTACTAGTAAGCGATCCTGTACTAATATTATAGGCCCCTAGGGTGGAATTGACAATACTGTTATTGGTCAGACTACTTAAAGAAATGATGGTACTGGCATTGACCGTGCTAAGTGAAAGTACATTGGTCCAGTTTTGTCTACCGTTGGTACTAACAGTAAATACATACCCATTTGTAACAAAGGATCCATCCGGATTATAGGTAGTTGTATTTCGTAGTGCCAAATTATTGAAATCTGCAGAAGCCATTTCTATCTATTACTATTTTATGATAAATAATTGTAATAAATGTACATGCCCCCAATATTATTTAATAGAATCCTTAAAGGCAGCCAATCCTAATAACTGATCAGCTTGATCTAATGCACTCTCTATCCAGCATTGCTTTACAGCAAAGGACTCGCCACACATAAATAAATGAGGCATGGTTTTCTTTAAAGGTTGTAAGGATCCATAGCTTTCTTCTTCTACGGAATAGCTGCCAGGTAGCCAATAGGTACATCCTTGATACCAGGGATGCATTTTGAAGAAAAGGGGATCAGGTATGGTGCGATCAGGAAATAGGCGCCGAATATGTTTCATTACGTGTTGTTCTACTTTTGTTACATTTCCCTGTCGGAACCAGTAAGAAGCATCTTTTCCATCGGTGTAAGAAATCATGATGGTTCTTTTTCCTGTAGGAATAATGTAGCGAATAGGATCATCTGTAACCGTTTTATGTAGGTTAGAGAACCAGCTTTTTCCGCCTATTGTAGGAAAAATAGCATACATGCGTAGCAATGGCATCATCATCAGTTTGGATAGTACAGGTAAATGATTTACTCCACGAATTTGCTTAACGGCATGACTATGTAACGCTAGCACACATGTAGAGCATTGAATCGTGGTTTTTTTAGTAATACCATCACAAATCTGTTTGGAATGAAGGGAAAATACGCCAGAGTGATAATCAATAGATGTTACTTCTATTTGTGAAATAAGTGTACCTCCAAGTGATTCAAATTCATTTACCATTCCCTCTACGAGAGAAGAAAGCCCTTCACCACAAACACCAAAGGATGCGGAGGCTCCCATTTCAGAGCGGAAGGATTCTAATGCACAGTCTGCTCGTAAGGTATACATTTCAGAAAAATAGGGAAAGGTTACACATACATCTTTGGCCACTTTTGGACCCACAGTTTGTTCAAGTAGTTGATAGATGGTATGCGTTTGTAAAACAGTCGCAGAAAGAGATTCCAGTGGTTTAATGTATATTTCATATAATTCTGAAAACGGATTGGGACGATATCCTGCTTTAGAAAGAAACATACTATCGCTTTCAATGGGAACAAAACTCAAGTGATACTGTTTAAATAATGAAAGAACTCTATGATGTGAGCTAGCGATGCGACCAGCACCATTTTCCCACTGAACAGAGCCGATACCACTGATATTCTTTTTATAGGTAACCACTCTGCCGCCATGATATCTGTATTTTTCAAGGATACAGCAAGAAATACCTGGTTTCATACGTAAGGTTTCAATGCCGACCCGTAATCCAGCTACGCCTGCACCTACAATAACAACATCATAACGAGAGAACATTCCTTATTCTCTTGTTATAAATTAAAAATAGAACGATAATCATTTACATAAGTTTAATGCTTTCTAAAATGACACGCTGTAATTCAGTTGCATCATCTTCTATGGGTTCTATGATTGTATTTTCGGTTGATTCTGTTTCTTCCTGGACTTCTTCTGTAGGACTTATTTCTGGATGGGTATCGCAAGCTGAAGCAGCATCGCTCACATCGCAAGCATCTCCAGCATCTTTTTTACCACGACGTTTCTTGACTTCCTCCGTAAAATTCTTTACAGCAATGTTATAATACGTCATTTTGTCTCCATCGTCTAAAACTTTATTAATATAGGGAACCGTATAGGAATAAGCAATGCTTACATCACGTAATGCACTATTAATCATGGTAACAAGTGCTTCTATTTCTACAATGACACTCGTGAGAATCTGTTCTGCAAGAGCAGGAGGTAGGTCTGTAAAGGTACGAAATTGAGCATTGTTATAATTGTGAATACGATTGATAAGTTCTACAGCAACCATGCGGAAGGCACCAAGAATCTCCTGAATTTCGGTATCTCGTTTTCGTTTCTTTTCATTAATAGCTAGCATGCGCCCCCATTGTTTCTCATCAAAATCGCTAAGCAGAAAGCGAACGTTGATAGAATGCGTGGTAGTATTGTCTAAATGGCTACGATACTGGCGAGTAGAGACCTCCTGCAATTCATTGCAGATGCGATGAAACTCATAGAAGGAGTTCATGGTGCGAATCTTGACTCCTTTGGGTGGACGACGGAGTTCCCATGCACCAGGATAGCCGCCGCATGGGACATCTGCTGGATTGCGGGGAACAGTTCCACCGTTACGCTTCATCCATTCGTAGTAATGGGGATTGTGAATGGGTCCAGAGGTGACAATCTTACCAGTGTTCCAGGACCAAGGGGTTTGACAGCTAATACAGTACATTTGGTCACAATTTTTAACAATCGTACCATCACTAAGTTGAAATAATTTATTTCCAGTAATAGCCCATCCATAATAAGTACCCAATCCAATGGAATGAACCACAATGGACTTTTCAACTCCTGTGGATGTAATTCCAACAAGCAGATCTTTTTCTTTGTCATATAAGTTGATATATTCATCTATGACAATTAAACGAATATCATTGGTTTGAGTATGTTTCAATGCAAGCGTGTGTTTGGAATTAACAACATAGGTCATTCCGTTATTTTGTTTAACCTCGTACATGGTATCCTCTCCTGTAAGAGTATCCATCACTGTTCGCTTTGTTCCATCATCGCCTACCAATTCATCGCCGATCTGAATATCTTGGGACATCTTTACTGTTCCATTCCAGCAAAGAACAGGCGTATCCGCCGCAAAGCAGCCGCTCGACTTAGTAATAAATTCCCCACAATTCGGGCATGGTTTAGAATCTTTCTTGATCAGCTCGGCCGTTTCCACGTCCTCCTGTTTGCATTCGTGTGCAGCGTCATGTTCCAGCCCTTTCACCATGAAACACTTGGAGCAGCTATACCAATCGCAAATGCCGCATTTCCACGCAGTACTCAAGAAACCCTGACACCCGTCTCGTGTGCAGCGGCGAATGAATTTCTTTTTCTCCTCTTCTTTCTTTTCTTCTTCTCCTTCGGCACCTACATGACGTATTTTATAGTTAATCTCCCACAATTCCTCACGTTTTATACGTATCTTGTCACGAATAGCGCTATTTTTCTCAAGAAGATCGTCCATTTTTTTGAGTAGATCGCCAACAGACTCTTTTGCAGCACGGGCATTGTTATAGTCAATATGTGCATTATTGTAATCAATGAGGACATTGTTACTCTCCTTTTTTAATGTATCAATCTCTCTATTAACACGGGATGCATCATTCATCATATCACGACGTTTACGTTCATCAATTGCCAGCTGTTGCAAACCAGGAAGATTTGCCCGTTCACGATTGACGAGTACTTCCTGGCGATGATGAAAGAATCGTTGTTGCAAGTAAGTGCGTGTGCAGATTTCATGGAGCGTGTTATTGTTGTAATTGACCCGACAGTGTAGGCAGTGGGCATCTTCATGGCGACTAAGAAGATATTGTTCAATGCATTTGGAGCAAGAAGATGCCTGGCAATACTTACAAGTAACTTTTTTTCTAATAATCGCAGTATAAATATCGGAACAAATGGTACATGTTTCTGGTTCTTCTACTACTTTTTTGACTCTCTTTGGTGCGGCAACTAATGCGGCCATAGTGTATCTTCTCAGCATCGTTTTAGACTGTTCAATTTTCTAATTTTTAGGATCACATTAAGGGCTTAGAAGGATCAATAGGTATCACTTTCTTAGTGATAGAAGAAGGAACAATCCGTTTATCGGATCCTGAATAATGTGACAGAGGCATTTTGGGAGCTAAGTAGTGTTGAAACGCAGTGAGAACCGACGCAATATCTTTATCTTTCTCCGTATCTGGTTCCGCACTGGTTAAAATATCAAAGGGGGTCAAATGGCCGTGCAGAACAGATAAAATAGAAAGTAATTCGCATTCGGCCATGTGTTGAGAGTGACTGATGACATTAATTTCCGCAGGAAGGGGTTTAGCGCCATTCCAGTAGTCGGCCCCGTTGCCATCTCGTTTTAAAGTGAATTTCATACTTGTCTAGTAATCAGAGCATCGCTTTAGATAACCCTCCAAAAGAAAAATTGAAATCGTAGCCATGGTTTAAAAAGGGCACCTTAATAAAAGCAAATGGATTACAAATCAGCGATCATTGACGCTCTGGATACGTTACGGAAACGGGACATTGCCGAGAAGCAACCGTTCAAGGCCCGTGCCTACGCCACGGTAATCAATCAATTGAAAGACATGAATCAAATCAGCACGTACGACGATCTAAAAGACATTAAAGGAGTGGGAGAGCAAATAGAAAAGAAAATTAAAGAGATTTTGGCGACGGGTCAGTTGAAAACGGCGGAAAAAGCAAAAGAACTCTATCAGCTGGATGCATTGGATGCCTTTCAAAAGATCTTTGGAGTAGGCCCTGTTAGGGCCACGGAATTGGTCAAAATGGGCTTCAAAACCATTGATGAATTGAAAGAAGCGGTTAAAACACAGCCAAAATTATTAAATGACAAACAAACCATTGGGTTAAAATATTATGATGATTTACTGTTGCGAATTCCTCGTGAGGAAATGAATCAGCACAAAGGATACATTTATGAGTTTCTCCCTTCTGAATTCGTCTTCAACACGGAAATTGTAGGAAGTTATCGTCGTGGACTGCAAAGTTCAGGTGACATTGATGTGTTGATTTGTCTTCCGAAAGAGGAAATGGATGGACCACTCTTATTATCAGAATATGTGCACACGCTTCAAGTAGAAGGTTATATTGAAGAAGTCTTAGCGCTAGGTGCACACAAATGCATGGCGATTTGTCGGTTTGGAAAGGACTACCCAGCTAGACGTCTGGACTTATTGCTGGTCCTAGAAGAGGAATATGCATATTCTCTATTATATTTCACGGGATCAGATCGCTTCAATGTTGCGTTTAGGCAGCATGCTTTATCAAAGGGCTATTCCCTCAATGAGCACACGCTAACGCTTATACAGCCAGGCAAACCAGTACCGCCTGTAATGGAAACAGAGAAGGACATCTTTGCATTCATGGGACTCCGATATATTGAGCCCGTGGAGCGAGTGGATGCGAAGCAAATTATACCACTGCGTAAAAAACCGAAGGTTACACCGAATGCAATGTAAACGATACACATATAAAATAAACAGGCACAGAATAGGTCAACCATGAGCTATTTTGTTTTTGATATGGATGAGACCATCGCTGAACTTGAGTCGGTTTATTATTTTATTGCGGCTCTTACATCTAAGTCAAAAGAAATACAGTATCAAAGTCCACATTATGCAAACAAAATAGAAGAGCAAATGAACAGGGCGTATCCATTATTTGTAAAAAAAGTTGCAAAGGAGGAACGTTCTAGCCATCCGCTTGGTGTGCTTAGACCTGGAATTCTGCGTATTATGGAACAATTGTACCAGTTAAAGAAAGCTGGAAAGGTGCTTACTGTCATTATTTATAGTAATAATAGTCATTTGGAGAGCCTGTATTTTATCAGGGATGTGATTCATGCTCATCTAGGAACCAAACGGTTAATTACAGAGTGTATTCATTGGTTTCATCCCATGCGTAATGCAGACAAGATTTTGTATAAAAATACAAATGGAAGCATAAGTAAATCATGGGAATCACTAAGAGATATTATGGTGAATGGATCTATTAAAGCACCAAGTGCAGTTGAACCGAATGATGTTCATTTTTTTGATGATTTACAGCATATGGATCTTCAAAAACAATTAAGGCATCATTATCACAAGGTCCCTCCATATGAATTTAAAGCGTCATTTGATCGGATTAGCGTACTTTTCTTAGAGGCTTTAAAAGATGCCAAAATGGAGATAGATCCTTTTTCCTATTATTTGTATGATACCTATGCGGATGACAGGGCAATCAAACATCTAAATCCTGAGAATTTGAGTATGATAGAAGATGTATTGGATGTATTTCGGTACAATACGGGTCAGACAGCATCTGTATTAGATTTGGCTCCGCAACCAGATGAAGGTATTCGGATCATGCAGCAGGCGGTAGATGAGGTAGAGAAGGGATATGTACAGGGCAGATTGAAAAAGAAGAAGACTCGTACGTACAAGCGAAGGAGGTTAACAGTGAGGCATTAAATAGTAAATTATTTTGAGAAAGATTAGTAGAGTAAAGGATGCCTCCTAAAAAAGCACCTGTATCTGATGATATAATTAATGCAGCAATTGCAAAAGAAAATGCTGTATTAGACACATTTAAGACAAATCTATTTGATCCATATATAGAACAAATTATAAGTGAGATTGATTTGGAAGATAAAATTACAAGCCAAACAGAACAAAGACGTGCCATTAACAGTATTGAGGAACATGTACCAGTACAGTTATTTGTTTCTGCACAACCAGCAGTATCTGTTGCAACAGATGTAATGCAAGTAGTATCACCAGTACCAGTAGCACCAGTAGCACCAGTACCAGTAGCACCAGTACCAGTAGCACCAGTACCAGTAGCACCAATACCATTAGACCAATATATAAAGAAGGAATATTTACTGGCGCTACTGGATAATATGCATGATTTTTGGGATATTATTCCTGTTCATCTTATACAATTTATAGAGGGATTTATAACAGAGAATGCAGATGTATTTACAAATTTTACACCTTATACTGGTAATACAAATGATAATGCAGCACGTATAAAACACTATATTGATTATTTGCGATCTGTAACAGTAGCAACACCTGAAAATCCTGAAATTAGAGTTGCAAATGTTGAAACAGACGGTACAAAATGGTTTGAAATTAAAAATAATCTTGCAAAAACAAGTATTCCCATTTCATACGATGCTTTATCTTCATCAGATGCATCTGTATCAACCTCTGCAACAAATAATATGTCAATTGCAAATATTATAAAATTATCTGGAAGCAAATCATTGTATGAATATACTGATGATGAAAAGAAGAAGATAGGAGATGCCATTTTAAATTATTTAGAAATTCCAGAGGACACATCTGCATGTTTTACATTTGATTCAGGTATGAGTGCAATTGGAAAAATATTTCAAAAAAATCAACGTGTAAGGCGCTTAATAACCCCGCAGAATATAGCAGATTCAGCTTCTACAAATGTTACAGATACCCTAGGAGATACAAAAAAACATTCTACCATGTATTGCTTTCCTTATACACCGTTTAATGCAGAGGATTCTAAAGAGGATGCGAATGGTACTGAGGAAAACAATAAGAATTTTTTTATGGGAACACTTAATAAATTTTCACCTTCCTATCGTTTTATTTATAGTAATGATTTAGGATTTTCTAATCTACATATTTACAATGGATTTCAATACAATATAATAAAAAAAATAGATCAAATGCTGCCGCAAATTGTACAGCGTTTTAAATTTGCCAAACCATATATTCAAGGCCCATCATTAAATTATTTGGCAAACATGTATGAAGTTGCTGCATCACAAACTGCAACAATTGTAGACTTTAAAAATGTAGATCCTCCAATTACTTCTTGTCTCAATTATGGAAAACTAATGAATGATGATATCATACACCAAATCATAGAGGATACAAAGAAGAATAGAGAGGCTCCATTGCTAGATGATAAAAGAAATGGAGATCAACTTCAAGCAATGGCGGCATTATTATGTGCAAAACAATATGGCCTAAATGTTATTTTTGTAACAGGCGATCGTTTATGTGCTCTATTTGCACGAATGATTGGACAAACATGTATATATCAGTATCACGATGACCTTACCATTTATAGATTCAGAAGTGCAGTACAAGGTCCATCAGATAGCGATACACATTATCAAAATATTATTAAAATTAAGAGTTATGGCAATTTAATAATAGACTTACTTACTTCAGAAACAAGAACTAAAATTATTCAAAATATGAACACTCTTTTAACAAATATAAATACAATAATAGAAGATTATGAGGATACTATAGACAAATTTATTAAGACCAAAAAAACAGTACAGCGATTAATTCGTGTACTACTTTATGTAAAGTTGCGTGATATGCAAAATAGATTAGATGCCTTGATTGCAACAATTCGTACTATATTTTCCAAAATAGAAGACTACATAAGTACCTTACAGTCTCCTTCTGTAGAAATAATATTAAGTGATATAGAAGACTATATTAATGAAGATATGTCAGTATATACGTCAATTAAATTGAAGAGTAATCGTCCTAATAATGTAGCTACTACTACTGAATTATGCACACAAATTGACGCAATAAATGCATTTGTTACTGAGGAATTAAGTGAAATCGTACAGTATTTTAAAATAGATAGAGATTATTTAACGGAAGCTATTACTCAAAAATATAATAAATTTACATGCAATGTATTAGGATATAATGGACAAATATTTGATAAGTTTCAACTTTTATTGAAAACACTATTTGATCTATCAGGTACACCTACAAAAAAGCAGGTTAATACAGCATTACAGAAAATTGGACAAGTAGCGGATAACAAATATCCTGATTTAGGTGTGGTTGTTGTGATATACAATGAATCCATACAAAGTATGATAGATGGTATATCAGTAGATAAAATACAGGGTTTTTTGAGAACATTAAAAATGAGTATACCTATATTCCATCTAGAAAATGAAAACATACTGCAGCGCTCACAGACTATACGTGAGGTTTCTAGAGTAAATAATAATGTAATTGATGATAATGTAATTGATGATAGTTATCATGATATTATACCTGATAATATACGAACTAAATTTAATGAACCTATACGTGCTGGCGTAGATTTTTCTTATCTATCTAAAGTAAGTTTATTAACAGAAGAAGATTTAACTATTGTGCCAGCGGCACAACAAGTAGCAGAACCAATAGCTGCATCAGTAGCTGCACCAGTAGCTGCACCAGTAGCTGCACCAGAACCAGTAGCTGCACCAGAATTAGTAGCTGCACCAGTAGTTGCACCAGAACCAGTAGCTGCACCAGTAGTTGCACCAGTAGTTGCACCAGAACCAGTAGCTGCACCAGTAGTTGCACCAGTAGTTGCACCAGTAGCTGCACCAGAACCAGAATCTAATATGAATATAAATTCTGATAATAATTCAAATGTTAGTACTGTAACTTCTCGTCACACTCGTAAAAGAAAAATTAGAAATAATAACACGATTAGTAATGCAACTCTCAGTAATGCAACTGAAACGAATGCAACTGAAACGAATGCAACTGAAACGAATGCAACTGAAACGAATGCAACTAATAGTAATACAAATTCTAACAGTAATGCAACTGAAATTAATGAAACTAATGCAACTGAAACTTTTTTTATTACACAACAAAAAAGAAACAATGCAGCTAAAAGAAGAAAACGCAGAGGTGGAGCAGTTACATATAACGAAAACATAGTACAACAAATTTGTAATCAAGCAGCTGTATATGTAAATAATGCATATGCTGAAATTTTTCCATCAGACGCTATTATAATAGAGGAAGAACACTCACGTAAGGAACGCAATGATGAACCATTGCGTACAATGTTATCAAACACATTACAAAAACACAAATTGTTACGTGTAGATGATAGCACAAATGAAATGTCTCCATTACTTCGTCATCTATATTATAATTCAGATGCTAGTATTAAATCCAATAATATTCAATCTATGTATGATCAATTAGGAATATTATATATGAGAATAATGGAAGACACAATTGGGGAGATAGAAGATGAAGATCCATTTTTAACATTTTTAAATCCAATTACAAAAACACCAGAGGATGCCGCTGCAACACTAATTGCACTTGCATTACATAATGATGCATTAAATGGATCAAATATGAATAGCACATCCCTTGTATATCGTTTATTTCAGATAGATAGTTGTACTAATTCTGCGATAGAGTGTCTCAATATATATTATAAGAAGTTATTAGAATTGTATAAAAATGCTATTGTGAATAAAAATGAAGCAATGAGTGAATCAGAAAATGAAACACCTGCTGTAGGAACTACTAAAAATACGTCTACACCAGAAAAAGGAATAACAGTTATTAATCCAAGAAAAACAAATGGTACAATTATAAGTGACAGTGATAATGACACAAATAAAAGTTCTATTAAACTAATGTCTTCTCTCCCATTTAGATCTCCATCTGGATCTCCATCTGCATCTCCGCCCGCATCTCCATCTGTATACTCCTCATCACCTTTATCTCCATTTGTATCTTCATCTGCTCCTGCATCACCATCTTCATCTGCTTCTATATCTGCACCCTCGTCTGCTGTTAAACCTATGTCACGGTCTACATCACAAACTGAAGAAATGCAATTGTCTCAACCAACATCCCAAGCACCAAGATTAAACTTCTCTGATAATTCGTCTCATCCTATGAATCTATCTTCAACTGCACCAAACGGAAAAAAAGGAGGTAAAAAATTTCTCCAAAAAACCAGAAAACGCAACCGAAAATTAAAACAGGCTCTCACACGTTATCAAAAGAAAAAGAAAACATTTGTCAAAAAGTCTCCTAAGAATCGCTCCAAGAAATCCAAACCGCTGCGATACAAAAATAAATACATCAAATAGAGATGAAATATTTTTTCATCACCGCTTTTATGATTCTTCTCCTTGCGATTGTTCTTTCCATTAAACATAAAGAGGGATTCCTTGAAAATCTCTGTCCTACGTATACTACGTGCGGCACGTGTGCCGCAGCTAGTGGCTGTTCCTGGTGTCCAGCAAATAAGACATGTATCCAAAGTACATCTCTAAAGAGTACGGACCCACAGTGTAATCAGATGAATACGATCAACTCTGCCTTTTCTTGTGCAGGTGATGAAACAGAATCCAAAGACTCCAACGCCAGCAACGATGTGATGTATGATTTTACCTTATATAAGAATCGTATTACAGACAGAATTCCCCCACCAAATGTGTATACCAACAGTGACATGGAATACAGTCCTGAAACAGTAATGGGAGCAGTCAATCATTTAGAGCAGGATCTTTATCAGTATCAGCAGGGACTACCAGGTATTATTGCATCCTCTATGGAGAATCAAATTGGTCCAATGGTAAAAGGTGTCTTAGGAAATAATTATTATATTCAACAGTAATGAGAGGCTCATCTTTAGAATAAATAATAAATAATGTGATAGTACACTATTTATTATTATTATTATTATTATTATATCACGAATTAAGCATCTGTTGTGTTCTTATACATGGTCTTTAATTGTGCATAGAGATATCCATACAGATTTCCGCTTAGTTGATCCGCTGTCAATGTGGTAGAAATGGTTTGAGAAGCAAGAGAAACCTTTCCAGCAATGCGTGTAGGATTATCCCAATAGATATGTGCGTTGCTACGAATAGCGTAGGTTACAATGCCTGTTTTAGAAACAGACTTGTGCATAGATACTTTATCATTTCCAAAAGAAATATAGGTACCGGACTTTTGAACACCATTGGTTGCAGTATATACATCATTGTTGATTAGTCCCATTAATGTTATCTACTATATGAGATATAAAATTGTAAAATCGTAAAGTCGTAAAGTCGTAAAATTTGATTACAATATAGAGAATATAAACGGTCATTACGTTATACTAATAGTAAAAATGTCTAACTACGAAGAATCCATGAACTTGCGCAATATGAACCTAACGTCCCTCTCCACGGTAGTAGTGAATGGATATCCTACGTATAAAACGGATCATGTTGCAACGGTCAGTATCTATGGCGACTATTGTTTCAACGTCTTTCGTCGCTATAACAGCGTTTATGAGTTTGTGATTGAAGATCATAATGGCGAGTTGTCGTTTCACAAAGATTACACGGTAAAGCAATCCTTGCAAATGCTGCTCTGTCTCACGGATGAGGACATGTATGAGTTGTATACGATCTGCGGATATTCCTTTAAGAAGAATGCACCGATTGATGATTCGTTGTCAGGAATGCGCTGGTCGGAACTTCAGGCCAAGTACCATCGTGTGGATATGAATATGGGTGGTATTCTGAAGGAGTATTACCAGAATTCAAAGGACGCACGAAAGTGGTTTGCGTATAAGAAGGAAGACACGTCTGTTTTGGGCAAACGATACCGTGACGAGAGCGAGGAGTATGATGAATCAGAAGATGACGACTATGAGGAAGAAGAAGAGGAAGAGGAAGAGGAGGAAGAAGAGGAGGAAGAAGAGGATGAGGAAGAGGAGGATGAGGAAGAGGAAGAAGAAGAGGAGGAAGAAGAGGACAGTGAAGAAGAAGTGGGTACTTACACGGTACTCCGCAACGGAAAGATTATCAAAAACTAAATGCGCTTTTTATAAAAAAGCGCCCAAAAATATGTTATACATCCAAAAATAGGACATCCACTAATAAATTAATAAAAAATAACCCCAATTATTTTTTATTAATTTCCATAATTATGACCAAAGGTATTGTATAAAGATTCTTCTACAGGCTCCAAGGAAACTTCGCTTAATTTCTTAACAATGGATCGTGTATCATCATCGGATTCAATTCGCCGTTTTCCAAGAATGGACGTTTGTTTCTGAATGGTTATCGTAATAGTATAGGATTCAATAATACGATTTGCAGTGATTTTCTCTTTATTGCCTAATAACCCCACAAGGTCTTGACAAAAAGCGGCAATAGATTCATTCATGACTATCATCATAGAATGAGCATATATCAAATTTTATAATTTAGCGTCTGACAACACAATACAGCATATAGGGATTAATGCAGTTAAAGTTGGGATCAAAAAATTTAGCATGTATCCATTTGTTACCATATTCTAACGACGTTTCCTCAAAGGCAGTTCCATAATCATATAGT